TCCACTGGCATTAGTTCTGCTGCAACGCTTCTCACGGAGTTTGACATTTTCGTGCATAAACTTCGTGGCTTGTCCACTATGCTCGCTGCTGGCAAAGAAAAGGACGTGCGTGATCGTTTAGTGCTAAATGATATGAGCAAAAGTGTATATCGTGGCTACGCAATCGATGCTGAAAAAGAGGAATTAGAGTTCATTAGTCGCAATTTCGGAGGTATAGGTGAAATCCTCGAAAAGCTCCGCATTGATATTATTGGCGCTTCACAAATTCCTCATACTATTCTGTTTGGAGAAAGCCCTGGCGGCCTTGGCTCTACCGGCAGAAGCGAAGAGCGAGACTTTGCCAAGATGCTTGGCGATTATCAAAGCGCCCATTTCAAACGCCCCATGCAGCAGCTAGTTGAGATGATCATGCTGAGCAAGGATGGCCCCACCAATGGAACAGTGCCAGACTCTTGGCGCGTAGTTTTTAATGATTTATTTCAGTTAAACGAAAGGGAGAAAGCAGACGTAAGGGCTCGCGTGGCAGCCGTAGACGGGCGTTACATTCAGCTTGGTGTACTGAGCCCGAAGGAAGTGGCGGATGCTCGTTATGGGGGCACAGAATGGTCGATGGAACTCACTCTTGATCCATCGGTGGTGCGTGAACTTCCTCAAAAGCAAGGCGAAATGAAAGTGCCTCCTGGCGGGCGCGATCCCATGAATGAAGAGAATGGCACTTTGCCAATGGATGGAAGCAGGGAAGTGGAAGATTCTGCCGGCCTTTTTCTAGAAGGCGACTTGGAGAAAATCAAGGAAGATGCCGAGTTCAAGGACAAAGAGCTTCATCAACAAGCAATTGCTGCTGCAAAAGCCAAGTTCAAAGTGTGGCCTAGTGCAGTGGCTGGGGCCTATGTCACGCGCAAGTACAAAGAGCTGTACAAGCGCAAGCATGGTTCAATGGAAAAAGCATTCAGCGGTAAGAAGGAACAAGCCTCCTATTTCAAGAGCGACGCTATTGATCCAGTGAAAGTGGAAGGGCGCATTCTGGGAGGCATTGATGAAGCTGCATTTATTTCCGAAGAGGACATTGACAAAGCTTTAGCTGAATGGAAAGAAGAAGCCCCTGCTCGTTTCAAGGAACTCTTGGAAGCTGACAATGTTGAATGACATTAGCCAATTCTCTTCCATTGTTATGTCCACAAGAATGGACGCTGCGTGGTCTTACGACCGCAACACTGGACGTTATCGCGATGAGAAAGGCAGGTTCCTCAGTCAAGCTTCCGTGGAAAAGCTCGTTGATGGACGCATTGATAAGCTAGAAAGTTCGCTCAAGCGCATCACGCGCATGTTAAGCAACGGCAATATCACGCTAGATCAATGGGAAGGAAGCGTAAGGGAAGCCATTAAAGGCGCTCACATACAGGCAGCCATCGTTGGCTATGGAGGCAAAGACAATATGGGAAGTGGGGAGTACGGGCGTATTGGCCAGAGACTACGCAGCGAATATGCCTATTTACAAGGCTTTGCTCGTGACCTTCTAGAACAGCGCATTTCTGCTCCCATGGCCCTTGCACGCATTGGCTTGTATGCACAGTCTGTTCGAGGAAGTTTCTGGCAAGGCACTGAACTGCGCAAGCAGCAGCAAGGTTATGGCCTCATGCGTCGCATCTTGGATGACCAAGCCGTGCATTGCGTCGATTGTCCAGGGTATGCAGCAAAGGGAATTGTTCCCATTGGAAGCCTGCCCATGCCAGGGCAGCGTTGCGAATGTGGAGCGCGATGCAAATGCCGCGTTGAGTATTTCAGGCAGCAAGCACCAAGCGTGCCAGTGTGAAATTGTGATGTAGCATCTAGCGAGCTTCTTGATTTTGCGTGGCCAAGATTTTATTCGCAGGGGATTGTGGAGTACAAACGGGGTTTGGACGAGTAGCTGAATATTTGATTTCAGCCCTAGCAAAAGAGCATGAAGTACACGCATTAGCGGTAAATTGGCACGGGGACCCTTCTCCCATGCAGCAACATTGCAAAATGTATCCAGCCATGGCGCATGGCTCCGACCCCTTCGGCTCTCATCGCATTGGCGAGCTAGTACAAATCATTAAGCCTGACGTGGTTTTCATTGTCAATGACATTTGGGTGGCAATTAGTCTGAC